CTCTGGTCGTGCAACCGCGAAATGAACTCGAAATCGTGAGGGACCGCTGAATGGCCGGACGTCCACCGAAGCCAACCGCGCTCAAGGCCCTCCAGGGGAATCCGGGCAAGCGACCGTTGAACAAGCGCGAGCCGAAGTCGAGCGTGCTCACGAGCGAGCCGCCGCCGTGGCTGGATGAGTACGCAAAAGAGGCGTGGGAGCAGATTTCGCCGCTCCTCGTCGGCATGCGCGTGTTGACCGAGGCCGACGCACCGGCGCTCTGCCTGCTTGTGAAGGCATGGTCGGACTGGCGGACCGCGGATGCCGTGATCCAGCGTGAGGGCACGAGCTTCGAAGTCAAGGAGTGGGACCGGGGCGCGGAGGAGTTTGTGGTCGTCAGCATTCGGCGGCGGCCGGAAGTGGCTGAGCGCGCAGACGCATGGCGCCGCGTGCGGTTGGCGCTCACCGACTTCGGCATGACGCCATCAGCGCGCAGCCGCGTGGTGACTGCGGATGAGGGTGACCCGGAAGATGAGCTCGACAAGTTTCTCGGTGGCGCGCAGTGACGACGGCAACGCGTTCTCGTCGGCCGGCGGCGCCACCGCTTCATCCCGTCCACCAATGGGCGCAGGACGTGGTGTCGGGCAAGGTACGGACAAACAACATGGTCCGGCTGGCGTGCCGGCGGCACCTGGAGGACCTCCGCACGGGCGGGAAGCGCGGGCTGTGGTTCGACGAAGAGGCCGCGAACCGCGTCCTGCAGTTTTTCGGCTTCCTCAAGCAGAGCAAGGGCCGCTGGGCGCAACAGCCGATCGATCTGCAACCGTCGCAGGTCTTTCGCATCGGCTCGGTGTTTGGCTGGAAGCGCGCAGACGGCTCGCGACGGTTCCGTGTCGCCTACAACGAGGTGCCGCGGAAGTACGGCAAGACCACCGAGGCTGCGGGCATCGGCAACTACCTCGCGTTCTTCGAAGGGGAGCCCGGGGCGGAGGTCTATGCGACCGCGACGAAACGCGACCAGGCGAAAATCTGTTGGAACGAAGCCAAGTGGCAGATGAGCAACGCGCCGGCCAAGCTCAAAGCCAGGCTGGACATCCGCGTGGCGAACATGAACCGCCCGGACAACGCTTCGAAGTTCGAGGCGCTGGGCGCCGATAAGGACGGCACGGACGGCCTCAACCCGCACGGCATCGTGCTCGACGAGATCCACGCGTGGAAGTCTGAGGAGTTCCTCGGGAAGCTCGAAACCGCCTCAGGCGCCCGCTCCCAGCCGCTGCGCTGGGTCATTACCACCGCCGGCACGCAGACCTCGACGATCTACCTCTCCGAGCACGGCTACGCCGAACAGGTGCTCAGGGGCAACTACGAGGACGATTCGTGGTTCGTGTTCATCTCGTGCGCCGACGACCCCGAAAAGTGGGGCGATGAGGAGCAGTGGCAGCTCGCTAACCCGCACATCGGCGTGACGGTCTCACTCGACGTCATCCGCGACGAATTTCGCCGGGCGAAGGTCTCACCGGCCAAGCAGTCGATGTTCAAGCGGATGTACCTGGGCATCATCACGAGCTCGGCTGAGGCGTGGCTCAATTCAGAGACGTGGGACGCTCAGCAGGAGAGCATCGGCGTCGAGGACGGCGCCTCCTGCTCGGTGGGCGGCGACCTCTCGTCGATTCGCGACCTCACGGCGATGACGTACTGGTTCCCTGACGATGACGGCGACGGCGGGGAGCTTATCGCGAAGCTCTACATGCCGGAGGAAGGCATCACGAAGCGAGTCAGCGAAGACGGCGTGCCATACGATGCCTGGGCCGCGGCCGGCCACATTACTCTCACGCCGGGCGCGTCGGTCGATTACGACTTCATCATCGAGGACTTCCGGGCGATGGCCGAGCAATACACGGTGCGCTCACTCGGCATGGACCCTTGGAACGGCATCCAGGTCCGCACCGCGCTCGAGCGAGACGGCTTCACGGTCGTGAAGGTGCCACAGAGCCACGTGCGCCTGAATGCCTGCGTCGATGAGGCCGAGCGGCTGTTCGGTATCGGCCGGGTGCGGTGCGCCAACCCCGTCATGCGCTGGATGGCGATGAACGCCGTCGTCTCCACGGACGCGCACAAGAATCGGAAGCTCGACAAGGTGCGGAGCCCGGAGAAGATCGACGGCATCGTGGCCTGGCTGAACGCGCTTAGTGAAGCGATGGCTACCGCCGACGAGCCGCCATCCGTGTACGAAGAGCGCGGGATTCTGGACTACTAGGGAGGCATGATGCGAACCGCAATCCGTGGTACTATCGCGGCGATAGTTGAAGTGCCTAAGCAGGTTATCGACCTGCTGACGGCGCCGACGCTCGCTGTCCTTGGGGGGGCCGGACTGCTGATCTGGGGTCTGCACATGGTCTATGAGCCGCTCGCATATATCGTCCCCGGCGCCGTGCTCGCCGCCCTCGGCAGTCTCGCAGCCCTCCGCATGGCACGAGGGCGCGACGAATGACGACGCTCGGACTCGTGGAACGCGCTTTCCGGGCGGTGGGCGGGAATCCCCTGGAGCCGGGCTACTGGCAGGGCACCGTCTTCGGCGGCACGCCCAACAGTTCATCCGGCATGACCGTCACGCCGGACCGCGCGCTCACTCTGGCGGCCGTCTACGCCTGCATGAAGGTCATCGGCGAGGACGTATCCACGCTCAACTTCCAGGTCTTCCGCAAGACCTCATCGGGCTCTGAGCCGGCGCAGGATCACCCGCTCTACGACCTGCTCCACGACCAGCCCAACGACGACCAGACGGCGCAGGAATGGCGCGAAGAGATGACCGTAAACGCCGCTGCGCGCGGCTCAGGCTACGCCCGCATCATCCCCGGCCGCCGCGGCTTCGCTGACCAGTTGAAGACGATCCCGCCGGACAGCATCCGCCGGGAATCACTCCCGAGTGGCGACTACCGCTACATAGTGCGCCCACCCTCGGGGCCGGAAGAGACCGTCCTCAAGGATGAGGTATTCGAGCTGCGCGCCTTCCTCGGCCTGTCGGTGGTGGGGCTCGCGAGGGAGACGTTCGGCAATGGCCTCGCTGCTCAGCAGCACGCCGGCCGCTCGTGGGCGAACGGGGCGAAGCCAAGCGGCGTCCTGAAACACAAAGGAACGCTGTCCAGTGGTGCGCAGGACCGGCTCACCAACAGCTTCGCCCAGAAGTACGGCGGCACCTACAACTCCGGCAAGCCGATCGTGCTCGAAGAGGGCATGGATTTCACCCCGACGCAGCTCTCGAACGTCGACATGCAGTTCATCGAGGGTGAGTATTTCGGGATCGAAGAGGTCTGCCGCTGGTTTCGTATGCAGCCGCACAAGATCGCGCACCTGCTCCGGGCGACGTTCAGCAACATCGAAGAGCAGAACATCGAACACGGCAAGGACACGATCGAGCCGTGGTGCGTGCGCTGGGAGCAGTCCGTCAAGCGGCAGCTCATCATCGGACCGCAATTCTTCGCCTCGCACGACCGTGAGCAGCTCTACCGCGGCAGCGGCCTCTCGGAGGCCCAGGCGAACCAGATCTACCGGAACATCGGTGTCCTCAACAGCAACGAGATCCGCGACAAACTCAACCGCAACCCGCGCGCCGGCGGTGACAAGTACTGGGACGTACAGCCCGGGACTGGCAGTGGCGCAGCGGCGCCCCAGCCCTCGAAGGCGCGTGTGCTCGCCGAACAGGCAGCGCGGAACATCGTCGCCCGGGAGCGCGCGGCGGTGACTCGCAACGCCCCGAAGTTCGCGTCGGATTACGACGCCTGGCAGAGTTGGTGCCGCGAGTTCTTCGGCGAGCACGCCGGCGTTGTGGCGGAACGACTGGCGCTCTCCGTCGAGCTGGCGCGCGCGTATGCCGAAGAGAAGTGCTCGGAGCTGATCGCCGATGGCCTGCAGGCCGTCGAACGCTGGGAGGCGCGCGACATCCCGGCGCTGGCAATGCTCGCGCTCGGAGGGGATTACTGATGGCATCGAAGGCAGAAGCGACCGTCGAGACGCAGGAGCTTGAACTCACCCGCGCGGTGGCACTCGCGGCCGTGCGGCGAGTGCAGGGCGTCGCATGGGCGAACCACGACCTGGCCGAGGCGCTCCGGCGCTACGTGGAATGGCGGCAGGCGAACGGTCTGCCGACCGATGTTTGGGAGGTTCCCGAATGAAGAGCTACCGACATCTGGCGGAATGGGCGATGGGGCAGCCGTGGGCGGTGACGCCGCGCATGCTCGGCATCGTGCAGGGTATCCTCGCGGAGCGCCTCGCTGGCGACATCCCCGACGCGGAAACGATCGCCGTCCGCATCGGCGCAGCGGACGGCACCCGGCGCAAGGGTCAGCGCTCTTCTGGGTCTATCGCGGTGCTGCCCATCTACGGCGTCGTCATGCAGCATGCCGACATGATGAGTGAGATGAGCGGCGCCGTCTCCGTCGATCGTGTCGCGCAGGCGTTTCGCACGCTCATGGCGGACGCCTCGGTGGGCACCATCGTGCTCGACATCGACTCGCCCGGCGGAGGCGTCTACGGCGTGCCAGAGTTCGCGGCTGAGGTCTTTGCCGCCCGCTCGCAGAAGCGCGTCGTGGCGCAGGCCAACTCCCTCGCTGCGAGCGCCGCCTATTGGATCGCATCGGCGGCTGAGGAGTTGGTTGTCACGCCCGGCGGCGAAGTGGGCTCCATCGGGGTCTACGCGCTGCACGAGGATTGGAGCGGCGCCTACGAACAGGCCGGCGTCGTGCCGACGCTCATCAAGTACGGCGAGAACAAGGCCGAGGGCATCGACATCATGCCGCTCAGTGACGAAGCGCGGACGCACCTGCAGGAGAGCGTGAACATGTACGGCGAGATGTTCACCGGCGACGTCGCGAAGCAGCGCGGGGTCTCGCGCGCGACCGTCAACCGCGACTTCGGCCAGGGGCGCGTGTTCGGAGCCGAAGAAGCCGTCTCGCTGAAGATGGCCGATAGCGTGGGTAGCCTGCAGCAGACGCTGGAGCGGCTCATCGGACAGGCTGGCGGCAAGGGCAGCACGGCAGCGCTGCTCGGCGAAGAGGAGCGCGAGATCGCTGCAGAGGTGCCTCGCGGCTTCGCTGCCCGCGAGCGCGAGCGGGCACGGCTGGAACTTGCCAAACGATAGAGAGTTGACACCGTTTAGCGCTTTGTGTTTCACTCAGCGCGTCTAGGGGAACGCCCACCGGCTCTGTTGAGACCGTGAAGGCGCGGCCCAACAGCAATCGCAAGCCTCTGTAGAGAGCGCGCAATTGCTCGAACCGTCGAAAGACGGCGCGAGAGTTGTGCGCTCTTTTTGTTGCCACTCCCGCGCCCCACGGCACCGGGAGGAACCGGCAACAATGAATCTCCGAAAGCGACTCTTGGACGAACGAGCGGCCAACGTGAGCGAGGGCGAGGGGCTGATCGCCGCGGCGGAAGCGGAAGACCGCGACCTGTCCGCGGAAGAGACGACGAAGCTGGCCGAGCTCACGAAGCGGCGCGCGGCCATCGATACGCAGCTCGCCGCCCTCGAAGACCAGCGCGAGGCCGTGCGGACGCAGGAAGCGCTCCCCAAGGCCGCCGTCGCCCGCGTCGAGATGCACGACAACCGCGAGGACAAGCCGTTCGCCGGGCTTGGTGACCAACTCCTCGCCATCGCCGGGTCGTCCATCCCGGGCGCCGAGACCGACCCGCGCCTCATGCGCGCGGCGGCCAGCGGCGCCAACGCACAGACGCCGAGCGATGGCGGCTTCCTCATCGAGATGGACTACAGCGAGGCGCTCCTGAACAAGGCGCGCACGACCTCGCAGCTCATGGGCCTCTGCACGGAGATCCCGATCGGCGCCGGCAACGACGGCATCGAGCTCCCCTACATCGACGAGACCAGCCGTGCCACGGGCTCCCGCTGGGGCGGCGTGCAGGTCTACCGCAAGGCCGAGGCCGCCACTGTCACGGCCACCCGCCCGAAGATCGCTGAGGTCGAGATCCGCAACCTGGAGATGATGGGCATCGCGTATGCCACCGAGCGGCTCCTGCGGAACGCCCCGGCGATGGAGCGCATCTTCGGGGACGCCTTCGCCTCCGAGTTCGCGTTCAAGGTCGACGATGAAATCGTGAACGGCAACGGTGCGGGCCAGATGCTCGGCATCCTCAACTCCGGCGCCACCGTCTCGCAGGCGAAGGAGACCGGCCAGGACGCCGCGACCATCGTCAGCCGCAACCTTTCCAACATGTGGACGCACGTGCCCACGCGCTCGAAGGGCAACTCCGCTTGGCTCGTCAACAGCGAGGTCACCCCGCAGCTCGACGAGCTGAGCATTCCCGCTGGCACGGCCGCCCTCGAACCGCGCATCGTGCGCTACAACGAGGCCGGGATCATGACGATCAAGGGGCGCCCGGTCGTCGAGATCGAACAGTGCGCGGCGCTCGGCACGGTGGGCGACATCATCCTCGCCGACCTCTCGCAGTACATCGTCGCTACGCAGGGCGGGCTCGAGTCCGCGCAGAGCATCCACGTTCGCTTCCTCTACAACGAGATGACGTTCCGCTGGAACTACTACGTCAACGGCCAGCCCGCCTGGCGCACATCGGTCGGGCCCTATAAGGGCTCGGCCACCATCTCGCCGTTCGTCACCCTGGCGACCCGGTCGTAGGGGCGAGGAAGGGAAAGAGGAGAAACGACAATGCAGAACCCGCTCGGCGACCTTTTCGACATCATCTCCGGGTTCGTCCCGGTGGACATGCAGACGGGCGCCAACAGTGGCGATTACATCTCGCTCAAGAACTGGAACGGCGTGTGCATCGTCCTGTTCAAGGCGGCCGGCACGGCCGGCGACGACCCGACGATCACCGTCCGGCAGGCCAAGGATGTCTCCGGCACGAGCGTCAAGGACCTGCTGGCCGTGACGGACATCTACACGAAGCAGGGCACGCTCACGTCGGTGGGGACGTGGACGCACACCACGCAGGCCGCCGCCGCCACGCTCGCCGGCGATGGCACGTCCGCTGAATCCCAGGGGGTGTACTTCACGTTCATCCCGACGGAGGCGCTCGACACCGACAACGGCTTCGATTGCCTTGCGGCCAACGTCGCGGACGTCGGTGGGAATGCGCAGCTGGGCTGCCTCTTCTACATCCCGGTCGGCCCGCGCTTCGCCGCTGCCCCCGAGAACCTGCCGAGCGCGATCGTCGACTAGGCGATCAACAGGCGCAGAGGGCTCCCGGTTCTCTAGCCGGGCCGGGAGCCCAGACACCAATGGCGGAACCACCGCCGACAATCGCGAAGGAGCGAATGGATGCCTTCCACGAACGTCAAGAGCCGGTGGACCGCTGGCAAGCTCTTCTTCCGCAAGTCCAGCAACGACGGGATCATCTTCAGCATCGGCCCGAACGGCATCGGCCGCGGCCTCACGCGCGTCGACGTGGACGCGCAGAGCGCGACCCTGCCGGCTGCGACACTGGCCTCCGGGCTGCTCGTCCACACCTCAGTGACCGGCGCCGGCACTCTCACGGTGGACACGGGCGCGAACCTCGATTCGGCGTTCCCCGAGTGGCAGGTCGGCGAAACGATGGAGTGCCACTACGTCAACGACGGCACGCAGACCGTCACGCTCACTGGCGCCACCGGAGTCACCGTGGTCTCGGCGCAGACGATCGCTACCCTCCAGGGGCGCCGCATCGTCTTCCTCAAGACGGCCGCATCGACGTATAGCGTCTGGGGCGAGTAGCCCATGGCCGGCACCGTCACCCTCACGCACTACAAGCAGGGGAACATCCGCCGCATCCAGTTTTCGGTCGTGGCGGACGCCGCCGATGGCTCCGTGCCCGACACCACGCTGCCCCACTTCCAGGGCTTCCTGGTGGCGCTGCACACGAACCCGGGTGCCACGGCTCCGACCGACAACTACGACATCACAGTGATCGACGGCGACGGCATGGATCGCCTCCAGGGTGTCGGCAACGACCGCGACACGACGAACTCCGAGCAGGTCCCGGTGGTCTACACGAGCACGTCGGCCCATCCACCGGTGAGCATCGACGAAACGCTGACGCTGAAGTTCGCGAACAACTCCGTTCATAGCGCCATCATCGTCGGCAACCTCTACTACGTGCTGGGCCTCTGATGAACGGGCTTTGCCGCCTCTCGCACGTCAAGGCTGACATCGCTGGCACTGCCGGGCAGACCGCCATCGATGCCACCTACCTGCGTGCGATCGACGAGGTGAGCGAAGAGTTCCGCACGGAGACGCAGGGGCGAAGGTTCCACTCGTGGGTCGCCACGCGCGTGCTCGCGGTGCCCTACCCGTGCGAGGCGAACGAGTTCGGGCGCCAGCTCTGGCTCAAGGAAGACCTGCTTTCGGTGGACTCGCTCAAGGTCGACTTCGACCTCGACAACGTCTACGAACTCACGCTCACCGAAGGCAGCGACTTCGACCTCTGGAACGATGAGCAGGACGGGCAGCCGTACTTCCGCATCGATCTCCGCTACCTGGCTCCGAACCTGGTGCGGTTCCCCGCCGGCCCGCGCCGCGTGCAGCTCACGGGTCTCTGGGGTTACTCCAACGAGACCGAGGACACCGGCCAGCAGGTCGAGGACGCCGCGGGCATCGACGAGAACGACACCACTATCACGGTCACCAGCACGGCCGACATCGACCCCGGCGAAACGCTCGTCATCGACGACGAACAGCATTACGTCTCGGCTGTCCCGTCGAGCACCACGCTCACGGTTGTACGCAGCATCAACGGCACAACGGCCGCCAGCCACCCAAAGGACACGACGATCTACCGGCGCCGCTATCCACGCGATGTGGAGCAGGCGGTGAAGGCTCGGGTGGTCGGGCGGCGATGGGATTCCCAGAGTGGATATGCGGGTTCGGAAATTCTTCGTGGTGACGACACGCAGGGCTCCTCCGCCCTGCGTGCGAGCTACGCGCAGTGGCGCCGGACGATCAGCAACTACCGCAACCCGGCGGCGACGCTCTGATGGCACGCGGTTCGAAGGCATTGGTCATCGAGGGCGAAATCTTCGACGCCGACGTGGCGCGAAAGATCAACGGCGCCATCCGCGAGGGTCTGGACGAACTCGGCGATACGGCGGCGGGCATCCTGGCCGGCTTCGTGGCCGAGGCGGGCTTTGTGAAGACGGGGCGCTTCCTGCGCTCCATCGATTCGCAGCACAAGGGCGACGATGACGGCGGCGTGGGTTACGTCAAGGTGATGCCGACCGACGTATGGGCGGGAACCATCTTCCTTGGGAAGGTCGGCACAACGAAGAAGGGCAAGGACAAGATCGGCGTGGTGAAGGCGGTCACCCACGCTGACGCCAAAGGCCGACCCACGCGCACCTGGTTTGAAACCGGCATGCGGGGCGGTAAGAAGCTGCGGACGGGCATTGGCGGCTTCTCGAAGACGGCCACACGGGTCAACTCCATGAGCTATCAGCACCTCGAAGACAAGATCGCGGCGGTGCTGGAATGAAGTACGGCGCGGCCAGTTGGTTAGAGTTCTCAACGGCTCTGTATCGCGCTATTGGCCTTGAACCGAAGGATGTGAAATCCCTGCACTTCGACATTGAGGCAGGAACGCCACTGCTGGAGGTGGAGGCGCATCTGTTCGTCAAGGACGCGCGAGCGGTTCATGAGGTCACTAAGCGGTTTCGCTACCAGATCGTCGAACTGGAAACGATCGAAGAGACGATTACGCGCCTCGACGGGGTAATCGCGAACGTGCGGAGGTTCGTGGCATGAGCGAAGCAGTGCTCAACTGGCCGGCGATCTTCGACGCCATCAAGACGCATCTCACGGACCAGGTGAACAGCGAAGGTGGGCAGATGTTCGCGGACGTCTTCATCGGCGAGCCGCGCGGACTGCCGCAGGGCGGCCCGTATGCGTGCGCTTGGTACCTCGGGCGGGTGCCCTCCGATAAGAGCGACGGCGCACCTGCGAGCCTCACGAACGTCATGTACGCCGCGCGTGTGCAGATCGCCTGTTTCTGGCCCATCCAGCCGGAGATCGTCTCGCTGCCCGCCTTCGAAGCCGACATCGCGGCCGCCGACACCAGCATCCGCCGCGCCTTCCGGGGCGACAGCACCATCAATTCTGAAGTGACCGACCTTGAGATCACCGACTCCGAAGTGAGCTACGGCGGCTTCCCCATCGGGACGCAGGTGCTCTACCGCGCGCTCATGTTCGAGCTGCGCCTCGACAACCTTGAAGGGGAGGCGATCAGTGCTGCGTAGCTGCCTTCCGTTCCGCCCACGCCAGGAGTCCACAGCCACATTCACATTGCATGCTACCGCTGTAGCAGGATTGGGACGGTAGAGCTACGTCGAAAAGTTCGGGTTTGGGCGATAACTTCTACTTCCAGGGCTACGACCTCTCGGGCGACATCAACTCGCTCGGAAAGGTGGGCGGCGGCCCGGCGTTGCTCGAGGTTCCTGGCATCGACAGGAGCGCGATGGAGCGGCTGACGGCGCTCTTCTCGGGTGAGATTTCGCTGGTGGCGTACTTCAACAACGCCGCCGCGCAGGAACACGCGGCCTTCTCGCAGCTCCTCACGACCGACATCGTGGGCAGCTACTTCCGCGGCACGACGCTCGGTAACCCGGCGTTCGGGCTCTACGGGCGCCAGATCAACTACGACCCGAATCGTGCGGCGGGCGGTGCGCTGACAGAGGCCGTCCAGCTTCTCAGCGACGCCCACGCCGGCATGTGGGGCCGGATGTTGACGGCCGGCAAGGACACGGATAGCGCGTCCACCAATGGGACGGGCGTTGATCACGGGGCTGCCCAGGTGCCCGTGGTCAACATTTCCTCGGTCACGGTAGCGAACCCCGGCCAGATCAACACCTCCACCGCCCACGGGCTCCAGACTGGGGACTCGGTGACGATCGCGGGCACCACCACCACGCCGAATATCAACAGCGACTACCCGGTCACGGTCGTCAACGCGACGCGCTTCACCATCCCCGTCAATGTGACCAGCGGACAGGCCGGAGCGGCGGGAACTGTTCAGCAGACCTCGACCGACTTCGGCCTGTCGCTCTTCTACCACCTGTTCGCGCTCACGGGCACATCGATCGCGTTGAAGGTTCAGCACTCGGCAGACAACGGCGTGGCGGACGCCTATGCGGACATCACCGGTGCTACCACGGGCGCGCTCAGCAGCGCGCCGGCCGCGGGGATCATTGAGACGGCAACGGGGGTAATCGTCAAACGCTGGACGCGGCGCGTCTCGACTGGCGTCGCGCTCACGTCCGCCACATTTGCGCTGCACGCCACGCGCCATCACCTGAGCACGATATGAGCCTCCGACAGATAGACGCGAAACCAACGGTCGTGACCACCTTCGAAGGCGGCGTGATCATCGAGCATATCGCTCGCGTGGCAGCTGACCCGGGCGAACAGGTCACGAAGATCGGGCAGCGGATGACGCTCGGGACCTGCGAAGAGGTGGCCTGCGATTGGTTCCTCTTCGGGCATGAGGGCGTCGATGCGCTCGGCAACCGCACGGTGCATCCCGCCGGCGCGCGCTGTGGCGACGTGCGTTCGTGCCCGGACCCTGAATGCCCCTGCACGGCGCGCTGCTACCAGACCACCGACGCGTGCCTGCTTTCGCGCTTCAAGTACGTAGCCGATTCGGGCGTGGGATTCCTCGTGGGCTACCACCACACGCCGCTGCAGGACCCCGCGATGGGGCTCCGCTACCGCGTTGATGAGCGGGTGACTGTTGAGGATGAGTTCATCCAGCGCACCGGCGAAGGGCTCGAAACCCTGCGCTTCATTCGGGAAAGGGGCCTCTGAGATGGCAAAGACAACCGGCCTTGGCTTCGCTGTGGCGCTCGACGATTCGGGCGGCTCGGCGCAGACCATCAGCAACGACGTTACCAACCTCGCCTTCGCGACGCCGCGTGCCATTCAGGACAGCACCGGCATCGATAAGAGCGCCGTCGAACGCCTGCAGTTGCTCGCGGACTTCACGGGCACGCTCAACGGCATCTTCAACACCGCGTCGAACATGAGCCACGACGTGCTCAAAACGGTGTCCTCGGCATCGCCCGCGAGCCGCACGCTCACCCTCACGGTGGCAACGAAGGTGCTGGCCGAAGAAGTCCATGTGAACGACTACGGCCTTACGCGGGCTGCCGGCGGTGCGCTGACGTGGGCCGCGCCCTTCGCGCTTGCAAATGGCACGTTCACCGCATGGGCGTGATCGACTAACGCCTGACATCGGAGGGGAACGATGGCGAAAACGAAAGGGTACCGGCCACCTCGACGGACGGCGAATGTGTCGTTCGCCGAGGACCATGAGTTCTACGGCGCCGAGACCAGTCTGTATCTCGACGCGCCGATGGCACTGCTGTTCGAGTTTCAGCGTCTCGGCGAGGCCACCGGCCAGGAAGCCGAAAGCATCATGCGGAAGTTCGGCGACCTCGTGCTCATCGACTGGAACCTCGAAGACGACAACGGCCAGGCGATCCCGGCGACCGGTGAGGGGATGCTTACGCAGCCCTTCCCGTTCGCGGTGGCGCTGATTGAGGCATGGGGTAAGGCGGCTGCTGAGCCGAGCACCCCTTTAGTGCCCGCGTAGAGAAATGGCAGTCGATCGGGGGAATGCTTGATGTGGATGGCTTGCCCGTGATGAAGCCGCTGGAGCTCGCGCACGCCGAGATCCTTGAGGCTGTGGCGCGCCGCTACGGCAAGTCCGTGGCGTGGGCGGAGCGTCAGCCGGTGTGGCTGCTCGGGCACATCGCCCTCCTGAACATGGCGGCGCCACATGGCGAATAGCGTCTCGATCGTTATTGCCACGAAGGGCGCGAAGGAAGCGGGCGATGACGTCAAGCATCTCGGCACGGAAGCCGACTCTGCTGCCCCGAAAATCGACAAGGCCGGCAACAGCGCCAAGGACATGGGGGACAAGGCTGAGGGCTCGCGCGGGCACCTCGCGGGGCTGGGTGACAGCCTCAAGAGCGTGGCGGGCATCGCTGCGGGCTTTGTCATCGGCGATGGCCTGACGAAGCTGCCTGGGCTGTTCAAAGGGTTCATTGAGTCGGCGGTCGAGGATGAGCAATCGGTGGCGCGGCTCAATGCCACCCTCAAGACGCTGAGCGGCAACTTCGATGAGAACAAGAAGAAGGTCGATGACGCCATCAGCGCCGGGCAAAAGCTCGGCTTCTCAGATGATGACGTGCGCGATAGCTTCGACAAGCTCGCCATCGCCACCGGGAATACGAATGAGGCACTGAACCGGCAGAAAGTGGCTATGGATCTCGCCCGTGGGGCGAACATCCCTCTGGCCGATGCCTCGAAGCTGTTGGGGAAGGTGACGGACGACAACCTTCAGGTGCTCAAGCGCATGGGGGTCACGCTCCCCGATGTGGCTAATGAGACGGATGTTCTGCGTGCAGTTCAGGAGAAATTTGCGGGGCAGAGTGCGGCGTTCGCCGACAGCACGGCAGGCAAGTGGGCCATCTTCAAGGACCGCATGAGCGAACTCGGCGAGGCAATCGGCTACAAGCTGCTACCCATTGTCACCGACCTCGCGGGAATCCTACTCGACAAGGTGGCACCAGCATTAGAAGAGACCGTGGATATTGCATCGCATTTCCTTGGCCTCGGCTGGGACAAGATCAGCGGGCCAATCGACGATATCGTTATCGGTTTGCAATTGATTGCCGGGGGCGATCTGAGGCATGGGCTAGAGGCCATAACCTTCTCCTTTGCCGACCTGCTTTACAGCCTCGGGGCATCAGATTCGGTAGTAGACGCCGTAACCAGCGCGATGAAGAAGCTCGCGGACGTCATAGCCGATTTCCTCGGCTTCGCATGGGACAAGGTCCAGACCGGCGTGGGGGCACTCAAGGATCTGGCCGGCTATCTGGCCGACCTCGCGAAGATCGAAGCCCCCAAAGTTCTCCAGGCGATCAGGGATTTTGCGGACAGTGACGCCGGTCAGCGCATCGCTCAACAGTTCGCGACGTTGAAAACGAACATCCAATCGATCGATACACAGTCCTTCGCGAATGGCTGGCAGAGCGTAAAGGACAAGCTACAGCCCGCCGTAGATATCCTGCAGCCGCTTGCCGAGAAGCTCCTGGTTAGCCTCAAGGGAGACTTGGAGGATCTCGGTGGCGCGTTCAAGCAGCTAGGCGATGCCCTCGCACCCTTGCAGCCAGCGTTGAAGCCGCTCGCTGAGATACTCGGGACAGCACTCGTGATCGCGATTGCCGCACTGCTTATTCAGTTCCGGTTGCTTGCCGACTTTCTCACGGCGACGTTGGTGGTGACCATCATTGCGGTGGCGGACACCATCAAGGGATTGACCAAAGCGTTCGATTTCGTCTCATCCGCCGCGCAGGATTGGGCGCCCAAAATCGCCGGAGCCTTCCTCGATGTTTACAACCGCATCTCTGGCATCGTTAGCGCGGTCACAGACCGCATCGGGGACATCGTAAGTGCCGCCTACAACATCGGCGACGGCATCATCTCCGCTTTCGCAAGCATCGCACAGAAGATCTACGACGCCGCCTTCGCTTTCGGCAAGAAGATTTACAACGGCGTCAAGGATGGCCTCGGGCAGCTCTGGCCTTTCAGCCCTTCCAAGGATGGTATCCGCATCGGCGAGGGACTGATGCAGGGCATCCAGGTCGGCGCGGCTAATCTTACAGATGCAACTATCGCAACGGTCAGCAACATCGGCAAGCAGATCTCGGGTGCGATGGCTGCGGCCGTCGGTCAGATGATCGACCTCACGGGCATGCCCGCGACCGGCGGCGCATCCTTCGCACCCGGCCCCGGCCTCGGTAGTCCCGGCGTGGGCTCAGATTGGGCGAGCATCCTCGCCTCGGGCCAGCAGACGTTCACGGGCGCGGCGGCAGAGGTGTACGCGCGCACCCATGCGGCGAACCAGGCCGCGGCAGCGGCGGCTGCTGACGCGACGTGGGGCTCGGCGGTCGCGAGTGCGGGCGGGCACATCGACATCAACACGGGGCTGTGGGTGCCGGATACCGTGATTCCGAGTGGTGATTCTCTGAGCAATCCCGGATGGAACACGATCGGGACATCCCCGAACCAACAGGGATGGAACACGCTGCCTACATCTACGGGACATCTCAACCCAGATGGCTCGTGGTCTGGCTACGGCACGAGTTATGCCGATGCGGCTGCCAATGCTGGCGTGACGATCAACGTGAACATTGACGGCAAGCAGGTTGCCACGGTCACGAACAAGCAGATCAGCGTGGCGATGATGGCGCGAGGTGCGGCGTGAGCGTGATTCGCTACCTCGAGAAGTGGGTTTCGGCCGACGGCGCCATGACGTACACCTTCCCGCTCAAGGGCATGACGTGGAGCGAGACGGGCGGCCTGCGGACGCCGGACGCCCCGGCTGTGGGCGCGGACGGCTCGCATGATTTCCTCGGGACGGGCATCGCTGTACGCGACCCGGTGATCGTCTCCGTCTCCTTCCTCGACGTGCAGACCTCCGCGGCGAACGTGGAATCAGACATCGATAACCTGCGGTCGAAGCTCCATATCGGCGCATACGGGAAGCTCTGGGCGCTGGCCTCGGATGGCACGCGCCGATGGTCGCCTGCGCGCGTTATCGCCATGCCAGAGCATCCACGCGCGGTGGGCCAGTTCACCCACATGCCGGCGACAGCGAAGTTCCGGCGCGAGCCCTACTTCTACTCCGAATCAGCGACCTCGATCAGCCAGGCGCTCTCGGCCTACCAGACAATCGTTTCGGTAGTGAACCCCGGCAACGCCTACGTGAAAAAGGGGCTCACGCTGCTGCTCACGGCCACGGCGATCGGTGGCTGGACAACCCCAAGCATCCGCAACCTCACCACAGGCGAAGTCGTCTCCACAGCGCGCACGGCGCCGCTGGTGGGCTCTGTCTGGCAGATCGACCAGTCCGCCGCAGCCATCCAGTACCAGCAGGCTCCGGGGCTCGTGGTGGGCAAGGCGGGCAGCTACGTCGGGGCGGCCACCGTGGGCGGGAGCAACTACATGGACGACTACGGCAACGCGACGTTGGGCGATGCACAGGGCGGCTCGTTCGTCACGCTCGCACCGGGCACCAATCAACTCGAAGTCCTCATCGCGGGCACGCCGGCGGCGACGCTGACGGGTTCGTTCTATGGGGCATGGGAGTAAGCGATGGCATGGTCACCACCGGATAGCGGCGAAGGCGAAAACGACATCCAAAGCATCGTCTTCCAGGAGATCCTCGATGCGCTGATGGCGTGCATCGCGGGCGTGGATTTCGTCTGGGGAACCACATGCGCCGTCACCGCTCAGGTAAGCCCGGACATGACGGTGGCGGTGGCGAAGGGGGCCGTAACCTCGAACGGCACGCTGTTCCCGGTGACTGCTGGGAACGTCACGATCTCGGCCGCAGACGCAACCAACCCGCGCATTGACCTCGTGGTGGTCAACTCCTCCGGCTCGAAGGCTGCGCGCACGGGTACGCCTGCAGCCGCTCCCAAACCGCCCGCGAAGACCGCCAACGACGTCGTGTTGGCGATGGTCTACGTCCCTGCGAACGCGACCTCGATCACCACGGCGCGCATCACGGACTGCCGGATGCGGCGCGACCAGGGGCTACTGAAGAAGAACACCACGCCGGTAGCCACCAACACCACCTCGGGCATCTTCACGCTGGCGACCGTGACGATTCCGAGCGGGCTGTTCCTCTCGGGCAAGGTGATCCGCTGCCACGTCTACGGCAACTACCTGTCGAACTCCGGCGTGCCGACGTGGACGTTCACCATCTCCTACGGCGGTACGACGTTCTTCGCGGACGCCACCGCTGCTACGACCGCTGACACGGACCGCGGCGCATGGTCGGTTTGGTTCGACCTGGTAGCCACCGGGAACGCCACACAGCGGCTCGACGGCGAGGTGAAGTTCCAGTCTCCCGGCGCCAAGAACGCGCCCACCACCGGCACCGCTGGCGACCTCGCGACCGTGGCCGACGTGAATGCCGCGATCAACTTTACGGGTGGCGCGGTGGACTCCGATGCCGCTGACCGCATCCTGCTCGTGCAGGCAACGATGTCCGTCAACAACGCCGCCGTGGAGACGGTCTGCGACGGCTACACCTTCGAGATGGTTGGGTGAACAGCCCGATCCGCGTGGACGTGTACTCGCCGGCGGGCGTCAAGCTCGCCGATGGGCCGATCACGTCCGTGCTCGGATTCAGCTACAGCCCCGGCGTCAACAAGATCAGCACGTTCTCGCTCGACATCCCGGCGGAGGAAGAGCGCTCGGCCATCATCACGCAGGGCACCGAGCTCTATGTCTACGTGCAGAGCGAAGGGCTGGTGTTCCGCGGCATCACGGATAAGGCCGTTACGAACATCACCCCGGACGAAAAGAAGATCCTCCACGTCTCCGGCTCCTCCATCGGGCGCA